CCTATTATATTAGTCGTTACAATGTGCAACTGCATAGGCTTTACAAGTGCAAAGCCCATAGTAGCTCGACACTATACCGCAAAACCAGTTTGTCTTGCAATAGCTTTGATTGCATTAGTACCTTTAAGCTTCAAGCCTATAACGTGACCGCTTTTATCCTCGAAACGTCTATCATGCTTATCACCGTCAATCACTGGTAAACCCTGCCACGCTGTCGGTGCTTGCTTACTATCGAATACAACCGCTACATTAATACCCTTGTCTAGCATATACTTCACATTAACCGCTGAATGGTTCTCATGCTTACTGAATGTAATGTGAACATTGTCAAGGCTTTTTAGCTTTTTGGCAAGGTCTACACGTTTAGTGTATTCATAGAATTGCACCATTGGGAACGCTTTATAAACATCCGACCAATTAATATCACTTGTTCCGTTTAAACGAATAGCAAGCTTTTTGCCTTGCTTTGTAGCACTGTTGAGCATCATAGCTATTTCACCTTTCAATTGCATGATGAATAAGTCTTGATTATCAAAGTACATTTTCGTCCGGTTATGTCGGGCATTGACTGCGCTCTCCATAATCATTCGACCGCTGTTAATAAGACAGGAAGCCTTACAACCTTTACTTGCACCTTTACACACGTCTTTATTGTATAGCGGGTCAAGATACATAACAGCGTTCAAATATGTATCGTTCTGCGACTTGTCTAGTTTTGCACTTGATTTGGTTAATAATGTAGTCATTGTCTTAGTCCTATTTAGTTTAATGTTTAGTTTAATGTAATAACACATTGTGTAGCACTCTATCACCTATAAAGTGCTATAGCAATATATTATCTAATATGTGTACTCTTCTATAGTTACGCCTAGCGATTTCAGCTCTTCTTTAACATAGCTAGGCAAATCATAAGCACCGTCGAAATCATTAACTTCTAAAATATTGTCTTTCTTATTAGCCCACAATTCTAAATCACCTCCCTCGCTACCGTCTTTATACTCCCAATAGCCTGATAAAACATGATCGTTAAACATGTCTTTTTCTAATGTTCCGTTGAATGTAACGTGTTTAAATGTTTCACCTTCAAGGTTTAGTAATTTGTGTGTTAATGGGTGGATATTCATAATTTATTACCTTATTTATTAATTAACTTACTTGATACCTACTATACGCCTATTAATTTATAATTACAATCACTTGTTGTTATATTAGTTTATAATCTTAGGTTATACATTATATTATTATATATGTGCGCATACACGTAGCAACAAGCATGCCAACATTACATAAAAAGTCTATTTGCTGAGATCTATTTGTTTTAATACTAGCACTAGGGGTTGCCACGTTATGCGCTTAGAAGTCGATACAGGACGTTTTAAGCTATACTGTTCAGCTATACAGTAGCTTGACAATCTGTTCAATGTATGTTCAGCCTATATAGTCTATATGTACGTACATCCAGTACTGTGTGTTTATACAGTCTATTGAGCTATACAGTGTATGGTTATACAGTACTGTTTAGCTATACAGTGGTATAGGGTGCTATACAGCCCTTCACACTCGCTGTCAAGCCTTAACAGGTCTGACCAGTCTACCTAGCACAATGCGCATAGACTAGCAAGGCTTAACAGGTCTGACCAGTGCTAGACAGCTAAGAGGTAAGAGGTCTGACCAGTCTAATTAGTACTTGACAGGGGCTGAAAAGTCTGCAAAGGGGGCGGGGGAGGGCTAGGCAGAGCTGTTTAGTTGTAGTAGCTTCACAGATTTGCTAAAAAGACTGTACAGACCTTAGTAAAATAGACTAAATATTAGCTAAATAGACTAAATAACAGGGTAACAGGTGAAATAGGCTAACTAGTTGATATATAGGCTGTTTAGCTGTTAGGAATATGCGCATAAGGATGACTAGCTGTCTAGCTAAAAAGGGATGTGTAATTAATTGTAAGAAAGTTGAAGAAAAGACTTGACATTTGCTAAAAAGTATGCTATAATATTACGTATAGTAACCTATATAGGTCTAGACAACAAACATAAGAGTATAACGCACTAGCAGATATACTCGCTTAACAGTAGGTGGTTATCATTATTATAAACCACCTCTATAAAGCACTCTGCTACGATATAGGACGTTATCCCTGAACACTCGGTCTATATAGAAGAGCCCTAAACAATTAAAAGGAAAACTCTATGACAAATGATGTTATCGAACCGGTTAAGAAAAAGCGTGGAAGACCACGTAAAGCTGACATACAAGCTAAACAAGAAGGTGGTAGGGGTAAAGTAGGACGACCTAAAGGTGATGCTTCTATCATTAATGAATATAAAGCTAGAATGTTAGCCTCTCCAAAGTCCGTTAAAGTATTGGAAGCTATCTTTGATGCAGCATTGAATGATGAACATAAGAATCAAGCAGCAGCGTGGAAGTTAGTTGTAGACCGTATTGCACCTGTAGCAGCGTTTGAGAAAGACGTTATCAAAAACGGTGGTGGTAATGCGATTAGTATTAATATTAGCGGTGTTCCTAGTGTTAAAGTTGGGAATGACGTTGTTGACGGAGAATACGAGGACATTAACGATGGATAGTAAATACTTCACAGCTAAAGAGCTTCGTTGCCAAGAAACAGGCGATGAAGGGATGCAACAGGTCTTTATAGACTTGTTAGACGTTATCAGAGAGGAATGTGGCTTTGCCTTTGTTGTGACAAGTGGTTATCGCTCCCCTGAACATTCTATTGAAAAAAGAAAAGAAAAAGCAGGTAGTCATGCTATGGGCTGTGCTATTGACATTAAAGCTGACAGTAAGCAGAAAGCTAAGATAATGGAAGTAGCTAAGAAGTATGGCGTTACACGCTTTGGGATTAACAAGTCATTTATTCATTTAGACATTGCTGATAGATATAATGACCGTTTCCCTTCTAACGTTGTGTGGGCTTATTAATGGAACTCAATGTAGAGCTGCTTAAATGGCAGCAGGAAGTCTTTAACGACGAAGCACGCTTCAAAGTCGTTGCAGCCGGACGACGCTGTGGTAAATCACGACTAGCAGCATGGACATTGATTATAAAGGCGCTACAGACTGCAAAGGTAACTGTGTTCTATGTAGCCCCTACACAGGGGCAAGCACGAGACATTATGTGGGGTTTGTTAGCCGATTTAGCACATCCCGTTATAACAAACAAACACGTTAACAACATGGAGATTACGTTAGTTAACGGTAGTCGTATATGTTTAAAAGGTGGTGATAGACCTGACACTATGCGTGGTGTTAGCCTAGAATACCTTGTAATAGATGAATATGCCGATGTTAAGCAACAGGTCTTTGAAGAAATCCTACGACCTGCTCTTGCCGATAGAAAGGGTGATTGTTTATTCATAGGAACACCTAAAGGACGTAACCACTTCTACGACTTATACATCTATGCAGACTCTGAAGAAGACGACAGCTTTAAAGCATGGCACTTTACGTCATACGACAATGAGACACTAGACCCTGACGAGATAAACCTCGCTAAGAAGTCTATGTCATCCTTTGCGTTTAGACAAGAGTTTATGAGTAGCTTTGAAGCCCTAGGTAGTGAGATATTCAAAGAAGACTGGGTGCAGTTTAGTGATGACACTCCTGAGATTGGCGACTATTATATAGCTGTCGATTTAGCAGGCTTTGAAGACCCTTCTTCACGTAGTAAGAAGAATAAGCGTCTGGATAGTACAGCAATCAGTGTTGTTAAAGTTAATGAACAAGGGTGGCATGTAGAAGATGTTATCTATGGACGTTGGACGTTAGAAAAGACAGCACAGAAGATATTCAACGCTGTAGACCGTTACAGACCTGTTTCTGTTGGTATAGAGAGAGGTATAGCTAAACAGGCTGTTATGTCTCCTCTGTCTGATATGATGCGTCGTAACAGCCGCTACTTCCGTATAGAAGAGTTAACACACGGCAATCAAAAGAAAACAGACAGAATTGTATGGGCGTTACAAGGTAGGTTTGAAAATGGCTTAGTTACATTAGGTAAGGGTGAATGGAACGCTGAGTTCTTAGACCAGTTATTTCAATTCCCTAACCACTTGGTACATGACGATTTAATAGACTCATTAGCCTACATAGACCAATTAGCGAAGGTAGCTTATCATAACGATTTGATAGACCTTCAAGAAGACTTCGAACCACTAGACCTCATAGCAGGCTATTAAGGAAACAAATACATGGCAGATTACGACGATTTTAATTTAGAACAAAGTTTAGAAAGCTGGGTTTTAGCTAAGTGTGAAGATTGGCATGAGCATTATCAAAGCAACTATGAAGACAAGCATGAAGAGTATTTCCGCTTATGGCGTGGTATTTGGAATGGTAGTGACTCTATGCGTGAAAGCGAACGCTCTCGTCTTATTGCACCGGCTTTACAGCAGGCTGTTGAGAGTAGCGTAGCAGAAGTAGAAGAGGCTACCTTTGGACGTGGTAAGTGGTTTGATATACGTGATGATATAGCCGACCAAGACCCTATGGACGTTGCTGCATTACGTGAACAGTTACAAGAAGACTTTGGCTTTACCAAGACTAGAAAGACCGTTGCAGAGTGTATTCTAAACGCTGCTATCTACGGTACAGGTATTGGTGAGCTTGTCATTGAAGAAGTAAAAGAAATGAAGCCGGCTACACAGCCTATCATGGAAGGTGCTATGAATGCTGTTGGGGTAACTATCGAAGACCGTTTCGTAGTTAAGCTCAACCCTATTCTACCACAGAACTTCTTAATAGACCCT